CAATTATGACATCTATTATAATAACTAATCACCTTTTGTATAATCGAATTAATCTATGTTAGCTGACATCGGAATTATTCAATTCTTCCGTTTCCTAATGTATATAATCTACATGTTTACGTTTAGTTTTGTAAGATTTAGTTTGTCTCTTGGGTATCTCTAATTTTTCATTATTATTATATGCTTCTAACCATCTTCTGAGTATTAGGAGGAGGTTTTATGATAATTAAAATATAAAAATATTGAAATGTTTTAAATATATTTTTTTTAATTATATTAATGACTCAGACCCTGGTAATTGTTGAATCACCAGCAAAATGTACAAAAATAGAAGGCTATCTTGGACCTGGTTTTAAGTGTTTAGCCAGTTATGGGCATATTCGTCAATTAAATGGACTGCAATCTATAGATACAGCAAATAATTTTACACCTAATTTTATTTGCATAGAAAACAAAATGACCCAAATAAACAAAATACGAAAGGAAATAAAACGTTCAGACACTGTTGTTTTAGCCACAGACGATGATCGCGAAGGCGAGGCGATTGCTTGGCATATTTGTCAAACCTTTAATCTGCCAATCGCGACAACACAGCGAATTATATTTCACGAAGTAACAAAAACAGCATTACAGCAATCCATTCAGTCCCCAGTTTTATTGGATATGAATAAGGTCAACGCACAATTAGCACGACAAGTATTAGACCTATTGGTTGGGTATAAAATTTCACCCATGTTGTGGCAATGTGTGTCCAGGAAATCAAAGAAAGGTTTGTCTGCAGGACGATGTCAGACACCTGCATTGCGGTTAATTTATGATAACCAAAAAGAAATCGATGCCTCCCCTGGGAAAAAAGTCTACAATACAACGGGATATTTCACAAATAAGGTTCTCCCATTTGTGTTAAATCACGAGTTTAATAACGAAGATAAAATGGGTGAGTTTCTCGAAGCGTCTGCTGAGTTTAATCATATGTATGGCTGTAGCACAATTAAAAATACAACTAAAACGCCACCCAAACCATTTACAACAAGCCGTATTCAGCAAACGGCCAGCAACGAAATCGGTTGTTCTCCAAAGGAAACTATGAGCATTTGTCAAAAGTTATATGAAATGGGAAAGATTACTTACATGAGAACAGACAGCGAAACCTACAGCGGTGAATTCTTGAATACCGCATCTAAGTATATTAATAAAAGATGGGGGAATGGATATTTAAAGGACGGTCTGGACAGTAATACCAGGGATTTGGTCCCTCAAAAAACAAAAATCAAGAAAGGGAAAACAAGTACAAAGGTTGCGGCACAAGAGGCACACGAAGCCATACGTCCCACGAATATTACATGTGATAAACTAACAGCAGACTTGACTCCACGAGAACATAAAATGTATAAATTAATTTGGCGAAACACTGTGGAAAGTTGCATGGCAGACGCCCGATATTATTCGGTAACGGGCAGTATTACCACACCAAAGGATGGCAGTCTATATAAACATTCAGAGGAGCAAGTCAATTTTCCAGGGTGGAAGGTGGTGGGTGGATATGAAAAAAATAACAAAATGTATGCCTATTTACAAACCATTAAAAAGGACAGCATACTAAACTATATTAAGATTACGGCGAAGGTTTCATTAAAAGATTTAAAAACCCATTATACGGAAGCAAAGCTAGTCCAATTGTTAGAAAAGAAAGGAATTGGGAGACCTTCCACCTTTTCAGCATTAATAGACAAAATTCAGGACCGGGATTATGTTAAAAAAGAGAGCATTAAAGGGAAAAAAATAAAATGTTTGGATTTTGAGTTAGAAGGCGAAGAATTGAGTGAAATTGAGATTGACCGTGTTTTTGGAAATGAAAAAAATAAGCTTATTATTCAACCCTTAGGTAAAATAGTTTTAGAATTTTTAATAGAAAAATATGATTCCATATTTAATTACGAATACACATCAAATATGGAACAGCAATTAGATATTATTGCGCGTGGTGAAGCTCTCTGGTATGAATTATGTCGTGAATGTTTTCAACAGATAAATGAAATATCAGGCGAAATAGAGCAAACAGGGGATAAGGTCAAAATAAGAATAGATGAAGAACATGTTTACATGATTGGAAAATATGGTCCAGTAATTAAAATAGGTGATGACGAAACCACTAGTTTTAAATCGGCAAAATCAGATATTGATTTAGACAAATTACGGCGAGGAGAATATACGGTTGATGAAATAATAGAAGAGACACCGAAAACAGACAGGGATTTGGGGAAATATAAGGATAAATCGGTTATATTAAAAAAGGGTAAATATGGTTTTTATATAGAATGGGATGGAAAAAATCATTCCTTGACTGCGATTAAAGAAAATGAAATTAATTTAGAACATGTCATTCCAATATTAAACAAACCATCGGGGATAGTGAGGGAATTAAATGAAAATTTGACCATTCGCAGTGGAAAATATGGGGATTATATATTTTATAAAAACAACAGAATGAAGAAACCAAGATTTTTCAAATTAAATAATTGTAAACTAGATTATAAGGAATGTGAAAAAGAAGAAGTTATGGATTGGATTGAGGAAACTTACAAAATAAAATAAAAGCTTATCTTATATAAATGGACAATAATAATGGCATCGAGGGGAAGAAAGATATACAGAATGTTTTTATGTTAGCAATGATCGGACTAATTATTAAACTGTTTTTTGGACAAAGCACCAGTAGCGATGGCGAAACAGGTCCTGCAAGTGCCGCCGTATGGGGGTTCGGTATAGTGCTAGTAGCGGCGGTTGTGCTATTATTTATAAATGTTGGTTTAGTGAATTTGGTATCGAATGAGAATGCTGTTTCCAATACTTTAAAGGCAGTATTAAAAACCGGAACAATGCCTATTATTTTTATTATTATATTATTGGCATGGTTATTTAGTATGAATGTTTCAAATTTTAAAAAAATAAACGAAGGTAAGGTAGCAAGTGAATACCTTCAGTTTTCTTTTGCATCTACGATAATGATAATGTTAGAGCTGGGATTATTATTAAAATATTTGTTACTATTTATCAGTCCAAATTCAGATGGAAAAGAAGCTGATTTAGATAAATTAAAATCGGGAATGTCGGTTTTATTTGTATTTAATATGGTTGTTCTTGCAGTAATGCAAATTATTCTGAGTTTTTTCTCTACGGATGGTTAATTTCAAAAAATTTAAAAGTTAGACCATATTCTGTGCTGGTTTCCCAAATACCGGAAATTTTCACAATGAAATCTTGATTATTGGGGTTATGGTCATGGCTTATAAACATTTTAATAAATCCAGCCATAAGTTGGTCTTTTATTCTATATTGTGCAACTTTATTATTATTAACTAATAACAATATACATTTTTCTATTGCTATTAACTCGTTTATAATGTTTCTATTAGTTGCAATGTCAAAAATACATTTATATTTATTAAAATATTTTTCAATGGAACTTGTATGTAAGCTTATTTTAATATATAACCCATTAATCATAAAAGATTCAGTAGAATAAATTATACGAATAAAATCGCTATCATCCATAACTGTATTTTTTATTGGTTCCTGTAAAAATACGTGTTCCAAGTTTAATTGTTTTATGTTTACAACAAGATTCATATATAATTATGAATAATCACGTTTAAGTGATATTTACAAGTGGTGGGACCAGCCCAGATGTTTGTAAATGTGAAATAGATTAAAACATTTAAACATTTATTAATAATAATTATTTAAATGAAAATGACAGATACCCATTTTGAGGACTACATAATAAATAGTACTTTGCATCCAAAAATAGAAAAAGTATATAAATCTCTTCCGTTAAACACAAACAAAATTTGTAATTTAATATTATATGGTCCATCAGGGGTTGGGAAATACACACATGCTTTAAAAATTTTAAATTTATATAGTGCGAGTAATTTAAAATATGAGAAAAAAATATGCATACATTTCAATAAGTGTGATTATTTTTATAAAATAAGCGACATACATTTTGAAATCGATATGAATTTATTAGGATGTAACTCAAAGCAATTATGGCACGAGATATTTAATAATTTTATAGATATTATTTCAGCAAAACCAGTGCATCAAGGTTTCATTCTCTGTAAGAATTTTCAGGATATTCACAGCGAATTATTAGAAATATTTTATAGCTATATGCAAAAATCCCCAGTAACCTTTTATTGTATAAAATTCATTTTAATAACGGAACAAATAAGTTTCATACCCGACAATATCATAAATTCGTCAAGAGTTATAAATATTCCCAAACCATCTAAATCACAATGTAAGAATTGCTTAAAAAAAAGTGTGGACGTTGGTTCAGTAACCAATATTAAATACTTACTGTTAGATATAAAAATAAATGCTTACAGCAATATCGAAAATAAATTATATAATACAATAATTGATAAAACGTATACGTTTGCATCGATACGCGAAATATTATATGAGGTTTTTATCTATAACATTAACATATACGAGTTCATATGGTGTTTTTTAAAACGTTTAATAGAAAACAATAAAATAACACATTCTGACTTAGATATTTTAATGGGTAAAACATCCTATTTTTTACAATTATACAATAACAATTATAGACCGATTTATCATTTAGAAAAATACATATATTGTTTAATAATAAAAATAAATGGATATTCAGAGCGCCTGTGATTTATTGTGCATTACACCCCCATTTTCTCTCCATGAATTAAAAAAGAAGTACTATAAAGCGGCACTTCGTTGGCATCCTGATAAGAATAATAATTCGGAAGACAGTAAAAATCGGTTCCAGGAAATTCAGGAGGCATATGAAATATTAACAAAACACCTAGATATTGATTTTATTCCAGAAAAGCTTATGGATTATAAATCTATATTTATTTATTTCTTTAAAAACTTTTCAGACTTTAATCCGAACATAATAGAAATTTTAAAAACGGGTTGTGAAGACACCATATTAAAATTGTTAGCGGAGGTTGACCAAACAGTTCTATCTCATTTGTATACCTATTTGAATAGCAATTCTACTTTCTTACACATTGAACCCGAACTTTTATCTAAGTTAGAAGCATTATTGCGAGAGAAAACACACAATTATATGATTCTTCATCCGAGCCTTGATAACCTATTTAATGATGACATATACCCAATTAATTTCAAGGATGACGTCTATTATGTTCCTTTGTGGCATGATGTGTTAACCTATCCCATCGCAGATTCAAAAGAAGAATTGACTATAAAATGTGCCCCTTATTTGCCAGAACACGTAAGTATAGATAATATAAATAATTTGCATGTAAACCTGACTGCAAGAATTACCGTTCTATTAGAAAAGCAAAAGTTGACGTTTTTACTGGGCAAGAAAGTATTTGAACTTCAAGCATCAGAATTAAATATAAAAAAAAACCAAATTGTGACCCTTATCCATCGTGGAATTTCTAAAATAGACCAGAAAACCATATTTAACATTGATAATAAATCAAATATAGTTATTTATTTAGAGCTGATTTAAGAGGGACTAATTCCATAGAATGCTTTTATGATTCTAAAGATATGCTCCTTTATATAAAGATGGATTACTAAATATAATACCTGTTTTATCCTCGCTGTGCATATAAATCGCCCGGTCAATTAATTGCTCAATATAATCAATCTCGGTATGTGCGATTCTCAATAATAAATAATTGTTCTCTAAGCAGAACTTATTTTTCATTACATCATGCATTCGCCGTTTGGTATAAGCAGTTTTCCCTCCAAAAAACTCAATCGATTCGAAATGTTGTCCACCATCAAATTCTATCAGCGTGTTACAATCCTCTATCATGTTGTCAAACGGTAAACAATGTTTATCACGACACAGTTCAAATTTTTTTTGAGACATATTTGGATAACCCAATGATTGAATGTATTCTGTGATTTTTCGTTCACCTTTGGATTCCTTGCAAGTAGGACACCATGTTCCGTTAGTAAT